TTGTCGTTTATTGCTTTTATCATATTTTTAAATTTGCAAAACCTAGTCAAACCTAAGTTAAACATCATGTTAGCAATAATTAATTGAGCTTCTTCGGGCAAGTCGTTTAAATCAGCAAACACGCTTTTACAATCAGACAACACGTTTTGTATGTCAGACTCAAACACTTCGGTAACACGTTCTATCGAAACTGCAGTTCCTTCGTTCATTTCAAACTCAACGTCTTTAGGTGTAATCAAATGTCCGATACCAAACGTAAGATAACCTAAATGGTCTTTGTATATTTCGTACACACAACCTTCGTCGTATTCTAGTTCTGTTCTTAGTTGCTGTATGTTCATTTATGGTCTCCGGAAAACAACGACGTAATATGCAGGTTCATCGTTTGTTGAACCTCTTGGCACATTTCTTGAATTTTGTCTAACGACCCTTTCAACATGAACACCTCAGCTTCTAAAGTTGATATTTGTTTTTTGATTTGCCTAAAGTCTTCTTGCGTTACTTCTGTAGTCACCTTAGTTATGGTTGTAGTGTAGGTGTGTGGTTTTTCGTTCCTAGCAGAAATATCAGCGCATAAACCTTCTCCATCGTCTGTTTTATCTTTAGTCATTTTTAAATAACTCCTTATTTTCTAACGTTTGGGTTGCTTCTCCCCAGTTTGGTCCAAGCTCTGCGTCTACAATGCTTGGCACTTCTAACGAAACACAATGTTCCATTATTTCTATAATCTTTTTACATTCAGCTTCAGTTTCAACACTAACGTCTAACTCGTCGTGTACCTGTATACTGGGCATAATGCCTTCGTCAACTAAAGCAACCATCGCTGCTTTTGTTTGGTCGGCGGCAGACCCTTGGATTAATTTATTTAACGCCTTGTAGGTAAACGCCCGTTTTATACCAGCTCCATGCTCGTTATACGCTTCTTGATAACTCATCGGTTTCCAAGACCCATACCTGCTAGGCTCCCATTTGTCAAACCTACACCTTCTGCCTAATAAGGTTCTTATAACACCTTTTTGAGTCGCACGGTTAACAGAATAGTCAGCTAACTCTTTAACAAAAGGAACTTTTTGATGGTAAGTAGCAAACAATTCTTTAGCGTCTTCGTGTTCCAACCCTAATTGAGCAGCTAGCTTTTTACTTCCCATACCGTAAAACAATCCTAAGTTAATGTCTTTGGCTTGCTTGCGTGGTACGCCAACTATGTCAGCCGCCATTTGATGAAAATCTGTTCTAGGGTCTTGTTTGTATTGTTCTGCGAACTGTTCTGCACCGTTAAATTTCATTAACTTAGCGTAATGCACCACTAATCTAGGTTCTTGGCTAGAATAATCAAACGCGCCCCATAAACAATTTTCCTCAGGTAAAAACAAACTACGGATCATTGGTCCTATTTCGCCATGTCTAGCAGGGATTTGTTGTAAATTAGGGTTGCTGTAGCTAAATCTGCCGGTAACTGTGCCTCCTTGGTCGCTACGTAACGGGTGAAGCTCTGCATGTATACGTCCATTAGTTTGGTGTTTGAGTATTGTGTCTACAAAGGTGGTTCTTGCTTTATTAAATTCTCTAGCTTGCACAATCATTTTAGGCAAATCGTGTGAATGGTTTGCTAAAAACCCCTTAGTAAACGAAGGTGCGTTGATTTTTTCTGTTTTAGGGTACGTCAAACCCAAAGCGTCAAAAGCTTTTGCAACACTTTCGGCTGCCCATATTTCTACAGCAATACCTGTTAATTTTGTAACGGCGTCCAACAACTTTTTTTCTCTAGCATGTAGATCTTTTTTAATTACTTCTGCCTTATCTAAGTCTACACGTACTCCTTTATGCCTCATAGGTATGATAGTTTTTAAAACTTTTAACTCTAAATCTACGATATCTCCGATATCTTCCTTTATTATCAAAGACTTAAAGTGTTCCCATATTTTTAACGTCAACGCAGCATCTTGTTCAGCGTACTTGCCTACATAATGAGCAGGCAGCTTATACATTTCACTTTTTGCGTTTACGCCAAACGATTCCGCAGCTTCTCGCAGTTCTACTTCTGATTTACGTTCTTGTAAATAATCTCTACCTATGGCGTTTAGAGCATAGCTAAAACGGTTTTCGTCTAGTAAAGGCGCAATCACCATAGTGTCTATCAACTTACCCTTTACGGTTATGTTTTCGGCAAGCAACCACCCTACGTCGTAAGGTGCGTTATGAAACACGTAATTTCTGTCTACAGATACAACGTCTTTTAACCATTCAAACGTTCTTTTAGGGTCAAAGTTTGGTCCTATTTCATGCCGTAACGGAAAATACCATTGGTTATCCTTTACAGCCACAGCAATACCAATTATGTGTCCGTCTTTTCTAGCCCAACCTGATCCCATTGTTGTTAGGTTAGGATCTTTGGTTTCTAAATCAATGGCAACTTCTTGGTACTTAGACAAATCAGGATATGAATCAGGCATTACCCATTCAATCGGTGGTTGGAAAAGTGGTATCTGAGCCATCAGTAATCCTCATTGGTCGTTTGCATTTAGGGCATTTTGCCCATTTGTTTTTCAATGCTCTTAGCGTTAAAACTCTTGTTACTTCGGTAGCTGAATAACTGCAAGTGTCGCATACAGCTAATACTTGTTTGTCTAATGAGCTGTTATCCAGTGCTTGGTTTTTTACGTTCATTAAGTTCTGCTTCCACTAATAGTAAGTATCTTCTTAGGTCGCGTATATCGTCTATTACTCCCTCTACACGTTGGTCGTCTTCGGCGGCAGCAAACACGTCAAAGTGTTTTTCGCTTACTTGTTTTTCTAATCTATCCCACTTACGGGCTAACATCATAAAAGCACCTACACCCCCACGTTGTTTCCAACTGTTGCCGTAACTTCTTTCAGCCTCTTCTAAACGCCTTACGTCTTCGTTAGCAACAACGCTAACCTCTTGTAGGGTTACGCTTAGTTTACTGGCTTGTTTTACTTTTATGTTCATTTAACATGTCTCCCCAACCACTCTACACACGCTTTTTTCCAATCTTTGGCTTCTATTTTTAACGCGGTTTCGGTGGCTCTTTCATAGTTTTTTCGTTTATAAAAATCCCAAGCTTTTCTTACAAAATAAGCGGTATTGCTTAAAAAAGAATTGTTGTAATCCTGTGGATTCCAAGCTATGGGTGTTCTGTTGAACAACGCTACTTCGTCTAAAAAACTATAAGCGTCGTCAACTAAAGGCAAAGGTGTGTAATGCAACCCGTTGTCGTCCAAAGTTAAGTAAGGATCATAATCAGGCTGTATGTTTTTTATAGTTTTTAAAGTATCGGTGTAGGCGTGCAAATTATTAGTAAACGTGTAATATTTTCCTACGCCACAACCTATGTAACCTGCTATGTATTCCTGCAACACCGACATATGAACCGCGTTTGCTCCGTAAGCTCCCCATATCATATCGTTGCTTCGGTTTATAACGGTCATGTTTAGGTCTTCGTTTCTTATGTTGAAAAATATTTGAGTATTGCACGGATAATCTAAACCGTCGTTTTGCTCTACACAGTCTGTTATAGGATCCCACATACTTATTACGGTGCGTCGGTCGTTTTCAAACATTTGTAATCTAGTAATAGCTACCTTAATTTGATCAAAACCAAAGTGTTCTCTCCACCTAAATCCATACGCCGCATGAAACGTGTCGCCGTCGTCACTAAATGTTTCCATTCTGCTGTTAAATTGTTTTATCCACTTTACGTCGTTTCTACCGTCTAGCATCCACAAAGCTTCCATCAAATGGAAAAAAGGATTTGCGTCACGCTCTGGGTAAAATAAAACTCTTTCTCTTGGGTTTGTGTAAGTAGTGCAAACAGGGGTGGTAAATTCTAACGCTTCCCCGTTTCTTGTCATTATTTTTTGACCTGAAACTTCTATAGCTTGCTTTGCTAAATACAAAGCTTCGCTAACATTTCTGGCATTTATATGGTGCATATAAAGCTCCTCAGAAGGTTGATTTTAATTACCCGCGCTAGCACATTGGGTTTGTGCAGTCAACGCTGTGGGCAGGCTTACAGGGGCGTTAAAAAACTCTAAGTTGTTTGTTGCCTGCTGTAATAAATTAGAAGTAACGCCGTAAGCTTTCACAGGGGGCTCTTCAGCCGGTGTGTTTATGGCGTCTATATACTGTTGTGCTACGTTTTTCATTTCAAAATTGTGTAGTACGTAACTGTAGTTTTGGTTTTGTATCCATTCCCAGTTTTGTTTATCGGTTAAACCTTGGTTTATTATTTCACCGTATTGTTTAGCCGTTGCTGTGTGCGGAACCTCTATGTAGTTTACGTCAGGTTTTAAAAAAGTTTTTATCATTCCTAAATCAGTAGCAACTGGTACAGCTCCGTTTATCATGGCTTCTATGGTTGTACGGTTATAATGTGCGCCATGAGCAGCATACTTTTTAGACCAACTAGAATCAATTTGCAACCTACATTGTTTCAACGTTTGCAGTACCTCTTGGTTAGGCATTACCCCTAAGTATTTCATACCGTGCTGTAAAGCGGTGTCCCATATTTTAACGCCGTTTTCGTAATATTTTGGTTTGCATTTGTCTGGGCTAGTCATGTAGCGATACTCTATGCCTGCGCCACCTACTAATTTGTCAGCTTCGGGTATAACGTGTGGTATTGCTTTTATCAAAGTGTCTACGCGTTTCCAAGCTTTGAATATTTGCGCAGATAAAAAACCGTTCCTTTGTTCAAAACTTAAACCGCCTTCTCTCGGGTTTTCTGGTATTTCAAACGGGTTGTTTATTAGGTAGCGTCGCATAGGTAGCACGTTCGCAGAATGATATGCCGCAGGGTGGACACAAATTGCCGCATGAAACTTTTCTGCTACTGCTAACAAATGCGGATACAAACTAGGAAGGTTGCCGTCGTGTACAATAGCTATGTTTTTTGTGCCGTTGTCGTACATAGGTAGCCATTGGTTTACGCCCTTGTTTTCCTTGTTTAGCGTAGGCACAGGTATGTGCCACAATATTGCGTCGTAATTGCTTGCGTCTTCTATAAATTGGTTTCGTTTATGTGCGTTAAGATAAGGAACTTTTTCCATACCGTACCACCCTCTTGCTTGGTTGTGATAATAACCAGTGCCTTCGGGTAACACTTGTAGATCGTGTTTTTTAAACGACCTAAAACTGTGCTTTTGTTTTGGAGTCAACCCTATTATGTCCACCTCGTGTCCTAATTGTTTTAACCCCATTGTTAAATACTCAACGTGGTTTATGATTCCACCATAGTCTTGTATGTTATACAACGTCATTAATATTTTCAATTTACTGCTCCCTTGAACGTTTTGTTTTTGAACGCAATACTAGACACAAACCTACCTCTAGGCTTGCCTTGGTCTAACAACACTCTTTGATATTTATCCCATTCGCATAAACTATGCTCTATGGTTCGCATATCTATGTGGTTTAATATTTCGTCGGTTAAATAGTCTTCACCCGCTTGCAATAAAAAGTGCATTTCTTTATTACACTTTTCTGGTTTTAAACCTTTTTTCAAAGGTCGTTCGTACAACCTGTTTAATCCTCTTATTGCTCCTGGTCCCGCGTTAGCCCATGTACGTTTGTCTACAGGGTTATGCAATACGGGTGTGTAGTTTAAATCGGTAACTACTTCGTAAGCCATAAAACCTCCACCACCCCAACCTCTGTATTGTTTTAATTCTTTATGGGTTGCTTCTAACGATTTAGTGGTTAACGCTACATTAGTTATGTTGAAACGATTTTCCCATACGGGTGTTAAAAAATGATCTACCACAACTTCAGATTTTCTAAGTTTCAAACCTTGGTTGGTTATAATGTAAGCTCCGGTAAACGTTCTTTGTTTTTCTTGTAACCTTTGTTCTATTAAAATTTTAGTACGCACTGGATCCCAGTTTCTTACCCACCCATGATCTGCCGCAAACTCGGACGTTCCTATCATGCGAAACAAACAACAATTGAAAAATATTTCCGAATGCGGTCTCTGTGCATTTGGTCTAGTAAAGTGTTCTCTCATCCAAATAGTGGTTTTATCGTTTTCCCTAAACGGGTTAGTAAATCTGTAATCTTGCAGTATTTTATCTTCTGTCCAAGGCGGCTCGTCTCCTCTTACTCTAGCTTTGTAAATAGAATGGCGTTCTTGTATCCAATAAAAATAACTTTTTAATAAGTCGGTGTTTATTTCTTGTAACATGGTGTATCCTCAACCACCCCCATAGGCATAGCCTACAGGGGAGATTATGTTAGTTAAGCGTTTGCGTATCCTACGGCAGCGTAT